AGAGGGATATGGGTTAGCAGATGCGAACCTTCCTGAATCAATGCAGGGTATCACGATTGATAAGGCAAAGTTTACTGAAGTTGTCCATGCTCATAAGCTAACACCGGCACAGGCAAAAGGAATGTGGGAAGCGTACACAGCTATCAATGTTGATACCTATCAAAAGGCACAGGCATCTCTTGAAGCTCAAGTAACTGATACAATAAACAAGTTACGCGGTGAATGGGGTGATGCTTATGAATCCAATGTTGAGCTTGGCCAAGCAGTTATAAATAAGTTTGCAGCAGATCAGGATGCTATTGATTTCATTACCGCAAAAATGATAGGAGATCCAAGGGGATCTAAGTTCTTGGCAGCGATAGGCGGACAGTTTGCAGAGAACAAGATAGGTGATTTCAGCATGAAGCGGTTTAGTTTAGCGCCTGAAGAAGCGCAGAATGAAGTGGATAAAATGTCGGCTGATTTTAATGGCCCATACATGAACGCTGCAAACAATCATACAGAGCAGGAACATCAAGCAGCAGTTGATCGCGTGAATTACTTGCGCGCAAGTATAAACAAAAGCAGAGGATAAGCTGTAAAGCCCTAATGTTTTTGTGTATTGAAGCGCCGATAACCTCAAGGCCGGCAGCAGGAACCGCAGGAAAGGCCCTTTAAAAAGATAAGCCTAAAAACTTAAACATTAAAGAGAGGAATAACATCATGGCAGATACACAAAATGCGATTTACGCGCAAGCGTACTCGCAAAACATTATGCAGTTAGCTCAACAGAAATATTCAAAGTTGATCAATACTGTATATATCAAGCCTAATGTTCGCGGAAAGACTTTTTTCCAAGATCAAATCGGTGAGTGGGAGATGGAAACCAAGGGCGGAAGAAATGTTGATACACCAAACAATGATCCGGTCTTAGGGCGCAGGATGGGTATCATGGTTGATTACCATGATAACAGGATGCTTGATAGAGGAGATGAATTGAAGTCTATTTCAGATCCAAAATCATCATACACAATCGCAGCAGCTTCTTCTTTAGGAAGAAAGATTGATGATGTTATCGTTGCAGCTATTCGCGGAACCGCTTATACAGGGGAAACCGGATCAGTAACAGCGCCAACAGCAGCGATCATAGCAGTATCAGCAGCAAACATGTCTTTATCATTAGTTCTTGATGCAAAGAAAGCGCTTGATGATAGTGATGTGGAGATGGAAGATAGATTCATGGTTGTTAATACAACCGCGTTAAATTCAATGTTAGATGTTACAGAAGTTGGATCACAAGATTACAATAGCATTAAAGCATTGATCAGAGGGGAAATAGACACATTCTTAGGTTTCAAGTGGATAATGTCTACAAGAGTAAATTCATCTGATGTAGGTTATGCTTACCAGAAATATGGACTTTGTGCAGCAATGGGCTCGGCTCCTATGGTAAGGACAGATGAAAGAGCTGATAAATCATACTCATGGCAAATCTACTATGAGTTAAACATTGGCGCAGTTCGATTGGAAGAAAGCAGAGTTAAGATTCTTCAAGAAGGATAAGCAACAGAGCAAATTATTATTAACAATCTCAACGCTATAGGCGTAAAAAGGAGATAACATGTCAGAGTTTTTAGGAGCAAATAAGACGAAGTATGATGCAGGTGGATCAGGGGATAATATTATATCTGATGGTTACATTAAATCTGTTGAAAAGATATGGATGGATTCATTCGCTTTTACAGCAGTTTTAACAACCGCAGATACAGTAGCTATCGCAACGATTCCTGCAAATAAGAAGATCACAGCGGTTGAAGTTTATTTTCCAACAGCTATGACACCTTCTTCAGTAACTATCAATGTGGGAACAGTTGGAGATGCTAATAAATTCATTAGCGCAGCACCGGTTGCAACTTCATTGACAGAAGCAGGAGCTTTGGTTGCAGTTCAAAAAGCAGTAATGAATAACCCTGATGGGTTCCAGTTCGTTACTACTGCTCAGACAGATGTATTTTTGAGTTTGAGTGCAGCAATCTCAGCACCAACAGCAGGAACGATCACAACTATTGTAAAGTATACTTAAACACAGGGCAGAGGAGAGAGGGTTTCGCTTGGGGGGTACCTTAAGCGGCGCTTCCTCTCTCCCTGCTCACCTATAAAGGATTCTAATGGCTATCTCAAAAACATCTATCGCAGTTAAGGCATTAACGGAGGTTGGAGCAACTCCGATCACTAGCTTGGATGATGGAACAAACAATGCAGATGTTGTGAATAGAGTTTATGAGATCTCATTGAAATCTATCCTTGCAGAATGTAAATGGAATTTTGCAACAAAGAGGGCTTTGCTCTCACTCTCAGCAGATACTCTTGAGTGGTATGATACAGGCGAAAACTATGTATATGTAAGACCTACCGATATTATCAAGATTTTTGGAACAAATGACAATAAGGCCATCTTCCGGGAAGAACAAGATTATATTATCTCAAACACTTCAGGCCTTGGGATCCGTTATGTATATTATCATGACGATCCAACCAAATACTCCTATCAATTTGTTGAAGCCTTTGTTGATAAGCTATGCTCAGATATAGCTTACATGATCGTAAACAGCTCATCCTTGGGCGATAAGTATAAGCAGCTCTATGAAGGTGTAACCTTGCCAAAAGCTATGAGCAGCAATTCTCAGGTAGGTCGGCAGCAAACTATCCAAGATGATGCTTGGGAATTAGCAAAATACCAAAATGGACAACCTAACGCATGACAACTAAAAATGTCTATAAAGGCAGAGATGCGGCACCAACTGTATTGCATGGTAAGAAAGATGCAGAATCAGAGCTTGCCTATCCGATCCTTGTTGATGAGTATGGAGGGCTATCTTCATCAGCCGGCTTAAGCCATAAGCAGCAGCGCGTAGAATATAATGCAAATGGCCAATCAGAGTATGTTGGCGAAGCGGCAAAGGGGATCTCAGAGAGCGCAGCATCATGGCTTCTTCATAAATTAGAATATAATGTAACCGGGCAATTTGTAAAAAGGACAATAGCATATGATTCGTGGGATAACTATCTTACTGCTGATTACTCTTAGCTTTCTTCCTATTTCTCATGCCGGAGAAGTTTGGAACAATCAAGCTAATCATTTCGATAAAACCGGAGAGATCCCAATGGGGCCTAGCGGTGGACCTGCAAGTGCCACAACAAGCTGCTATAAAGGCCTTATGCGGCACGATTCAGTATATCTATATGTATGTGTGGCAACTAATACATGGAAGCGTACAGAGCTAGTTACATGGAGTTTGACGGATGTTTTATTGATGAGTGATGGAGTAAGCAAAATATTATTAGATGATGGGGTTAGTTTTATATTAATTAGACAATAGGGGAGATCATGAAAAAAATACTGATATTAACACTAGCCTTTTTATTAACCTTTGGGGTTAATGTTTTTGCTGCGGATACGGAAGTTCCGGATCTAACCTCAGAAATGACAGCAGTAGCAACCGACGATCTCCTTTATATTACAGATACGAGTGATACCGGATCCTCTAATAAGATCACAGTAAACAATTTATTTGACCACATAGACACAAGCGCGGAATTAAAGACCATCTTAACGGATGAAGAAGGATCCGGATTTGCGGTGTTTGCAACAAGCCCAACCTTGACAACTCCAATCTTAACAACTCCAACAATGACAGATCCCATTTTAGGAAATGCAACAGCAACAACTCTTATAGCTACTACTGGTACTATGGACATTGTAGGTAATGTTACTGGTGACTTAACAGGAAGCTCTACAGAAACGGCTTCTAATGCTGACTGGACTATTCACGACAGTTATCCTGCTGATTGTACGAACCAATTTGTTAGAGGATTAGGAGATACAAATACTTGTGAAACAGTTGTAGCTGCGGATGTTCAACTTCTTAAAGACATTGTTACTACTGCTCCGCTAACTGGTGCTGAAGATAATGTTTTAGTTGGTGTGGATAGCGATTTAACTTTAGCAATTACTGTTCTTAAAGATTTAGTTACTACCGCACCACTTACAGGAGGAACTGATAATATATTAACTGGGTCTGATGCTGATATTACAATAGCAATGCCAGTAGCTACTACTAGTGCTGAC